GCCGCCTGCCAGCAAATCCCCGGACGTGTGGGACGACATAAATCGTATGCGCACCCTCAATACCAGCCAGAGCCAGAAAAGGCTGCAGCTACACGTTTGCCCTTTGCAGATTGATATCGTGGAGCGGATCATCAACCGATACAGCAATCCGGGGGATGTGGTGCTGGATCCGTTCGCGGGCCTTATGACGGTACCTTACATGGCCGTAAAAATGGGCCGGTACGGTGTCGGGATCGAACTCAATACCGATTATTTCCGTGACGGCGTGAATTATTTGGAATCCATCGAAGCGCAGATCAGTCAGCCCACTCTTTTTGATTTCATCCGGAGCGGCGCCGAGCAGGGGCAGGAGGGGGCCTAAATGAAAAAGAAGAATACAAGGCCCGCTCCGCAGATGGATTTGTTCGGGGAACTAATTGTTGATAATTTTGCCGGAGGCGGGGGGGCCAGTACGGGAATCGAGTTGGCCACCGGCCGGCCGGTGGATATTGCGATCAATCATGATCCGGATGCCATTCTGATGCACAAAACAAATCACCCATACACAAAGCACTATCAGGCCAGCGTATGGGATATTGATCCGGTGAAGGTTTGCGGCGGCCAGAAAGTAGGGCTCGCATGGTTTTCGCCTGATTGCAAGCATTTTTCCAAAGCCAAGGGCGGGAAGCCACGAGATAAAAACATTCGGGGCCTTGCGTGGATTGTTCTTCGCTGGGCCGGGAAGGTACGGCCGCGGGTGATTATCCTCGAAAATGTGGAGGAATTCCAGACGTGGGGGCCGGTCCGTAAGGGCAAGCCGGTTAAGAAGCTGGCTGGAACCACGTTTGAGCGCTGGAAAGAGCAGCTTGCCGCGTTGGGATATGTGATCGAGCACCGGGAACTGAGGGCATGCGATTACGGAGCCCCTACCATCCGCAAACGGTTCTTTTTGGTTGCGCGGTGTGACGGCCGGCCGATTGTCTGGCCAGAGCCTACGCACGGGGATCCTGAGAGCGAGGCCGTAAATTCCGGAAAGCTTCAGCCGTGGCGCTCCGCCGCTGAAATTATTGATTGGAGCATTCCTTGCCCGTCAATTTTTGATACCAAGCAGGAAATCAAAAAGAAATACGGAGTGCAGGCAGTAAGGCCCCTTGCAGACAATACCATGCAGCGCGCCGCCCGCGGGCTGGACAAGTTTGTTTTAAAATCCGGAAAGCCTTTCTTGGTTCCTATCGGGTATGGGGAGCGGCCGGGACAGGCCCCAAGAGTGCAAGCGATCGATGAACCAGTCAGCACGATTGTTTCAAGCGCCAAGCAATACTTATGCAAACCCGTCATAGAGCCGTGGACCGTGACCAATACGACCAATGCGACCGGGCATCCAGTGTCGGAGCCGGTCGATACCGTCAGAACAGGCGGTGGCGGGGGTCAGATGCTGGTTACTCCGATCATGACGGCAATCGGGCAGACCGGATTTTCAGAGGATCGTTCCTATGGCGTAGATCAGCCCACGCGGCCGGCGGTATCAAAAGCGGAACAGTGCGTTGTGGCTCCATGCTTAATCCAGTATCACACAGAGCAGTCTGAAAAAGTGCGGGGGCAGGCTGTTGATGAACCGATCATGACGGTAGATGCCGCAAATCGATACGGAGCCGCGGCCGCCTATTTAACGGAGTATTACGGCGGAGCGGAACACGGCCAGCGAATGAACTTCCCGCTGCATACATCGACCAGCCACGACCGGCAGGGCCTTACCATTGCACACATTGCGAAGTTCAAAAGCAAAAATAAGGGGCAAAGCTGCAATGATCCCCTAAAGACGATTACCGCTGGCGGATTTGAGTTTGCAGTTATCCAGACCAAAATTACAACGACTTGTGATCTTGGCCGGTGGCCGCAGATTCGGGACATGCTCAATAAATACTGCGGGTATCACATCGGAGCAGATGAAATATTGCTGCTGGTAATAAACGGGGTAAGGTTTTTTATCAGTGACATAGGGTTGCGAATGCTCACGCCGCGCGAGCTGTACGCCGCCAACGGTTTTCCGCTGGATTACATTATTGATCATGACTATCTGGGCCATGTGTACGGTAAAACAAAGCAGGTAGCCCGCTGCGGAAATGCTGTTCCACCGCCGTTTGCTTATGCGCTTGTGGCCGTAAACCTGCCGGAGCTGTGCGTAAGGCATTGCCAGAGCATGGCAGAGCTCAACGATACGATAGCCGTTTAAGAAAGGGTGAAGCCAATGAATAAGGTAGATGTAAAAAATGCAATAGAGTATTTGGAAATGCAAAAGCGGCTATTTCCTAACAGCGCAAATGTTTTGAGTGGTAATAAGTATTACGCTCTTATTGCCGCAGGCACAGAGTGCGAAGCAAACAACAGTTATGTTGAATTTGTGTGTGACGTTGATGATGGGAAAGAACCTGTACCAACAGAAATTACAGAAGAACAGGCAAAAAAACGACTGTCTGCTGCTGTTTATGAGGAGGGAACAAACGCTGAAACAGAATTTGCTAGTGCGGCCGTTTGCAAGTTTCCTTATCTTCTTCTGATTGATGGTTCGTTGTGTTAAGGAGAAATAGCCATGAAAAGATTAACAACGGATACCCCGAAAAGCAATATGCAGTCAGCGTATAACCTGTTTTATATCAAAGATCAGGAAACGTGGGTGCGCGGTGGCGGCCCGGAACCGGACTATGCGGACATTTCTTTGTATGATTTCATGCGCAGAATTGCCAGTATCCATGAGCTGGACATTGAAACCAGTGACAACGGAGAAATGGGAGAACAATTCTACGAACGGCTGTTAGACGGTGTTGATACCAAAGAGGGAGTCGCTGCTCTGCTCTATGCCTCTGCATGGGCGTTTTCAGTTCTGCGCGAAGAACTGAAAGCCTACGAAGATACCGGCCTGACCCCGCAGGAAATCATGGATGGTAAACTGCTGACAGGGTGGATTCCAGTTGAAGAGAGGTTGCCGGAGTCTGAAACGCCAGTATTTATTTGCGCAACACGAAAACTTTATGATGGTAAAGAAGCACAAATACGTTCTTTGGCAATGTATGAGGGCGGTAAAACCACTACTGATAACAGCGCTTTTGACTGGAATAATGTGGATTTTGAATATGACGAAAAATCAGATTCCTTTGTTGTTCCAGAAGGCTGGTGGGAATACCCTGTTTATTCCGAATCATTCTCGGCGGTAGACGATTTTGTCACTCACTGGATGCCGCTTCCCCAGCCACCAAAGGAGGAAATACCAAAATGATTTCCGTATTAGCCAGCATCCGCCCATTCTGGTGCGGAAAAATCCTTATCCGTGAAAAAACCGTGGAACTCCGCAAAACATATCCGCGCGCTGCGTGCGGCCTGCCATTTAAGGTGTACATGTACGAAACCAAACCGGGGGCCGGTGCCGTGGTCGGGGAGTTTATCTGCTGGTTTGTCGAGCGCGCAGCCCGCCGGCCGTATCAAATTAGCCTTGTGAAAGGGAGCTGCTTGGAGCCGAACGAAATTGCAGAGTATGCAAAAGGCAAAGCAATATACGGATGGCACATATCCAACGTGATCCAATACGATCAACCTGTACCATTGGAGCGGTTCGATCTGACACGGGCACCGCAAAGCTGGTGCTATGTAAAGGAGGATGTAGCATAATGCCTACCTATGCCAAAGATACAAACGTGGCCAGTGAGGTTTCAAGGTTGGAAATCGAAAAGGCCCTGATTCGTTATGGAGCAGAAAATTTCGCATATGCCACGGCTGCAGGAAAAGCAATGATCGGTTTTTCCATGTACGGCCGGCAGGTAAAGTTTCTTCTTCCCCTGCCAAGAAAAGAAGAATTCACGCTGACACCAACGGGCCGTGCCAGAACAGAGAAAAGCCAGTATGATGCCTGGGAGCAGGCTTGCCGCCAAAGATGGCGGGCGCTGCTCCTTGTCATAAAGGCAAAGCTGGAAGCGGTTGAATGCGGGATTTCAGTTTTTGAGCAGGAGTTTATGGCAAATATCATGCTGCCGGATGGCGGTACCGTCGGGGAATTTATGTTGCCGCAGATCGCGCAGGCGTACAGCACCGGAACAATGCCTGCCATGCTGCCGATGCTGGAGGGATGAAAACCATGGATCAGAAATATCTTGCAGAAATCAAAGCACGGGCAGATGCTGCTACGCCGGGGCCGTGGTACGCGGACGGATGGGCGGTATTTGACGATATCCGGGGCGAACTTGTGGAGTTACACGATACAGACCCGGATGCACAGTTTATCGCCCACGCCTGCACCGATATTTCCGCGCTGGTCGCAGAGGTGGAACGCCTGCAAAATGAAAACAAGCGCCTAAAAGAAGAATTGCGAGAATGGGAAAACATGACGCCGGAAGAGGCTGGCGAAATGTTGGCTGGAATGTAAGGAGGAAGAATTATGAAAGACCCGGCAGCGGTAATGTGCCATAATATCGCAAAGTACAACCGGGAGCGCCGAGATTTCGAAACAAAAGTAACATATCTCTCTGGCCCGATCACGGGGATCAATAATTATCAGGAGCGGTTTGCGCTTGCTGAGCTGGATTTGATATGCAAAGGACATAAAGTATTTAGCCCTGCATCGATGCCGTCCGGTTTACCTCACGAAACCTACATGCCGATTTGCTATGCCATGATCGATGCCTGCAATACCATATGCTTTTTGCCCGGGTGGAGGGACAGCCCAGGTGCGAAAATGGAATATGAGTATGCGGCAGCCAAAGGAATGACCATGATGTTTTTAGAGGGACAGGAGGAGAAAAACAATGAGCCTTTATGACGATGATGAAGATTTGATCTGCCCGTATTGCAAAGCAGTGCAGAATTGTCATGAACCAGATGAAATATCCTCAGACATGTGCCATACGGAGTGCGAGAGCTGCGGGAAATCCTTTTGGTACAGCGTGACCGTTCGCCGGGATTATTATCCGTATAAAGAAGATGAAGAGGATGCCAGCGAGGAGGATACCGATGAAATGGACTGAATGTGCGATTACAGACCTCAAAAAATATCGGGCCATGAGTGAAAGCCTTACCAATATCCCGGAAAAAATCAGAATACTTGAAATACGGTTTAAGTCCATAAAAAGTGGGTCCTCTGATTCAACTCCGGTTCAGGGCGGCGGCAGCCGTTCGGAGGATGCGATGCTGGATAATATCGTGGAGAGGGAGCGTCTTAAACTGGTGTACCATGCGGACCGGCGGCTTGTGAGGCTGATTGAGCGTGGCCTGTCAAAATTATCTGAAGAGGAGCGGCTTGTAATCGATCTGTTTTACATAGATCGGCCCCGTAACTATTTGGATGAGCTCACCAAAAGGCTTGGGTGCGAGCAGGCTCAAATATATCGTATCAAAAATACTGCGCTGTACAAGTTTACTGTGACTATGTACGGAATCACGGAATACTGATGATAAAAATCGGATAAGATTTTTCAGGAAAACTATGGTAAAGTATTAATTAAGGAATTAGGCGTAAGACAAAAACAAGTCCTCCTGATTTTTGCGGCGGTCA